CTTGTTTTGCCATCCAAGTGATTCCACGAGGTGTCAATAAGAACTGAGACATTCGTACTACATCAATTGCAGCTCGAGCAGTTGAGGTAATAGCACCACCTCTGATAAATGAGAATGACCCAACACCTAATGTTTGAGGTTCACCCTTTTCTCGTTGGATACCACTTAGGATGAATGGTTGCTTGATTATGGATGAGTTGTATGAATCTTCCTTGAGGTTAAACTTATTGTATGTGGTTTTTAACACTTTATCAGTATAAGTCTTACCCAATCCATTATCATTTTGTTTATTAACATCATATTGATTCAATACAAACTGACCACTAATTGGTGTTAGCCCCTCAAACTGAGTTTGTGATGGGTCTACCCCAACAAATGTAGAATTATTCTTTGGTTGTTGGAATGGTGAGAATCCTTTAGCATCATCGTTGGCAATAAAGTCAACGAACTTAGGTTCTGTTGCTTGTAAATCAAACTTAGGGTCAAATGTAAATTCATTAGGAGTAGTCTCACCCTTAAATGGACTCTCCAATACCATATCAGGTACATCAGTCTCACCCAAGAACTTTGCTTCTAAACTCATCTTGTTAGGAGTTGTTTCACCTAAGAACTTTTCAGCAATTGAAAATTCCCTTGGTGTAGTTTCCCCTAAGAATTGTTGAGTGAATCTAAATTCGGAAGGTGTGGTTTCTCCTTTGAACTTTTCCGCACTGGAGTAGTCTTGAGGAGTCGTTTGACCCTTAAATCTATCTCCTTGAGTAATATTTTGCGTTTCGGTTTCACCTTTGAATTTATCCCCTTGTTGAACTTGTGTCGGTTCGGTCTGACCTAAGAATCTTTCCGATAACGACATTTTTGATGGTGTTGTTTCACCCAAATAGTTTGATGAGTTATCAAACTTAGTTTGAGTCGTTTCACCAAGATAGTTTGATGAGTTATCAAACTTGTTTGGAGTAACACCTTGTTTAGGGGTCGTTGTATTTGATTTAGGGGCACTTGGAGTCTTATCTACAAACTGAGATAATGGAGTCTGATTAGAAGTCTTAGGAACATCCACACGTTTCTTATCAACAAGTGGTTTCTCTACGGGTCTTCTAAACTTAGACAAGTCTGATTTTAAGTCTTTTAATGCCATTTATATATCCTTACTTCAATTGGTCTCTATAAGACTGCATTCTTACATTTTTCTTATTCATAGTAGAAACCACTTTATCATCAATAACAATCTGAACTGGCTGTGATTGTATATCTCTACGAAGTCCTTTGATTTCATCAAGAAGTGGGTCACTTTGTTGGCCACCAGCACTACCACCTTCACTATCACCACCCAAACCAAGTGCGTTAGCAATCATAGGTAGGAATACACCCAAAATCATAAGAGTTGGGAGTAATGGTGTGATTAGAGCAAGTCCCATTGCTAATGGAATCATAGATGCACCCAATAGTGCGAATACACCGGCCAAAGCAATAAGACCTGGTGCTATCATTACAAGCGCTACCAATTGATTTGTTAATTCACCAAACATACCAAAACCTTTAGCGATTTCTTGGATAGCAATACCCAACACCAATAGGGCAGCTGCAATTACTAACATAGCGGCTGCACCTGCAAGGATTGCTACTGCACCCACACCACTCATCATAATAGCACCTACTAATGCGAGTGCTCCAACGAGTGCTAACATAGATACAACTGCCATAGCGACAGCTTCCCAAGATACTTCCATAAATTCTTGAACTGCTTTAGCGAATATGAATACTGAAGCGGCAACTAATGCAAGTGCGGCACCACCAGCGAGTAGTTTTTTAGCATCGATACCTGAGATTGCTTTACTCATACCACCAATACCTTTACCACCACCTTGTGGAACAGATGGTGCTTTACCACCACCACCAGCAGCACCCATACCTTTACCACCACCCATACCTGGCATAAACGACTTACCTTGCATCTTATTCATAATACCATATTGAATAACAAGTTTAGCCATTTCGATAGCAGCAGTCTTAGCACCTTCGGCAGCACTGGCGAATGTTCCTTTTAGGAATCCAAATACTTTAGCACCAGTCGAACCATATTTAGCAGTTAATTCTGCATTTTCTTCTTGGGTTTGAACCATATTGGTTAGTTCATCAGCCGACATACCATATGTGTCCGCCAACATTTGAACTTGTTTATGACCCATTGAACCCAATTTTTCAGTAGACAGTCCGGCCTCTTTTATAGATTGTGCCATCATCTCAGCACCTTTTTCAGCATCACCATATTGAATCTCAAAAGCAGCTGCTCTCATAGCTTGAGTATCACCCAACATATCACCAAGACCCATTGCCCTTGCCTTTTGTTCGGCCCTTAAAGAACTTTCGATGTTCAACATATTGTCTGACATATCTCTCATTTTAGATATCGACAATCCTTGCTTAGCAAGTTCTGCTGATTTTTGTGCTAACACTTTAATCTCTTCTTTCGACATACCCAGCATCATTTGTTGGTTTGCTGCCATATCCTTCATTACAGCCGATGCGTTTACACCAACACCTTGAGCAATATCTTTGATTTCAGTTGTTAAATCACCAGCACTACCTGATGCTTGTTCAAATATAGTTGATAATCCGGCCGCTGAAGCAGCATCGCCTGTAAGTGATGATATTTCAGCGACATCTTTTAGCATACCACTTGTAATATGTTGTGTTGTATTGAATTTATCAGATAATGCCCCTGCTGCCGCTGACATATCATTCATATCATATAATAATGATGTAGATGCGGCTAATTGCATATCACCTGCCAATCCGGCTGCTTCACCGGCACTCAGTCCCAATGTTTTATACAACTCAACACCAGTATCTTTTACACCAGTGAATGCTTCTTTTGTCTTGTCAATCGCAGATGTAAATGCTTTTGCTCCAAGTGCCATTATACCACCGGCTGCAAACAAGTCTGCTAATTCAGATGAATATCCCAATGATTGTTTTAACTCATCATTGAGGTTGTTCATTATGTCTTTTTGCTTTTGCTTATTATCCTTTATCTTTTTTTCAGTTTCTAAATATTTTTCAACTGTATCAAGATGTGATAGTAAGTCTTTATCGGCCTGTCTATTAAACTTAGCAACTTTTTTGAGAACTTTTTCTTTCTCTTCTTGAACTGCTAGAATCTTAGACTCAAGGTCTTGTACACCAGATGTACTCTCAACCAATGCTTTTTGAGCTTTGGTGAGTTCGCCAGTCTGAGTGATACGTTCTTGTAGAATCTTTGACAAATTCCTTTGAATCGCATCTTCTTGCTTTATCTGATTTATACGTTCTTGATTATCGGCCATCTAAAACCCCAATGGATTAATATACTTGCTTGATATTGTACTTCTTTAGAATTGCTTTGAATTCTGGGTCGTTTTCTAACTTCTCTAAGTCTTTTTCTAAGTCTTTAAGGTCTGATTTCTTTTTTGCTATCTTTACTCTATGAAAGATTCTATCAACAAACCCCTCATCGAGTCCCTTTGATTTCAATAATTCGGTAAGTTCTGATTTTTTCATTGTTTTCATACGTCTCCCATATAGTATAAATATGGAAAAACCCAACTTTAAGTTGGGTCTTCCTTACTTTCTTGTTTTGGCTTTTATTTTTGCGGCTTCTTTGTCGTGTGCTTTCTTTTCCTCTTGTTTGAACTCTATAATTTTATTAATATAAAACTTACGGGCCCAAACTGGCATATTGTAAACATCTGACCAAGTGAATCCACCATTTCCGTGGTAGATTAAATCAAAAATATGAGCGTGCAAATATTGTCGATAATTAAGACTCAGGCCAAAAAAAGGACACATCCATTGGCAGTTGCATCACTCTCCCTTCCCCGGTCTCCTCCGAAATAAATTCCCAAGTCAAATCGATATCAGGAACTACTTTGTTAATATGTGCTCGGAGGGCCTTTGAATCTACTGCAAATAGTTCATTATCAACAAAATTATTAATTGTACTTAATTCTCTATCACCATCTACTGAAAGAATCATTGTTTTCAATCGAGTTGTTAACTCTCTTGATGTAGTATCTTTCATCTTACGATTTGCTTTATTAATTGCTTCGGCTTCGTGTTTAACTTTACGCTCTTTACTCTCAGTCATTGCCATAAAGGTAATCTTACGTTGAGAACGGGGTAGAGTGAATTCAAATTCGTTTGTATGTGGTGCTACTTGATACGACCCATCATATTCTTTATTTTCAAACTGAGTAAGGTCGATAGTTTCTTTTTGTTTGTTACCACTATATGGGTCATCAATCTCAACTTCGTAATCTTTACCATATCCCAAAATTCTTGCAGCAATCATAATGGCATTCTTGTCACCAGCCACCAAGTCTACATACTTGATAGGAACACCCTCACCATTTGATATAATCAAAGATTGGAATAATCGGTCAAGAACTGACCCATCTTTAATATATGACTGAGTTGTAAGGATATCCTCTTCCTTAGCAGTCATATACTTCATTTCAATTTTACCACTTGAAAGTGGGTTTTCTTTTGGATAAATCAAACCCTTAGATGGGAGTTCGATAATCTCGGTTGGAAACTTGTAATCACTTACTTGTTTCACTTCGTGTTGTTGTCTGAGTTTTGCTGCCAACTCGGCATCAGACATTTGATAATCATCTTGTAAATCTGCCATAACTTTTCCTTGTTATTATTTGGTTAACCACATATAAATATGGAACTCAAACATTTATAATACAAAAACCCCCACCAAAGGTGAGGGTTCTTAAAAATCAGTTCTTAGGATTTCTTAGTGTTCCCAAGAGTAGTTACCTTCAGTACCCAACAATTTTGAAGTACCTGCGTTGAATCCATCAAATCCTGCTGGAACTTCTTCAAGAGTAATTGCTTCTCTATTTTCTTTGTCCCAACCTGGGTTTGGAAGACCCCAAGTCTCATCAGCGACATCAATTGTGAAGTGTTCTTCACCTGCATCTACAAATGCACCATTACCACCAATGTACTCTACTACGAAGTCATCTTTTCTTCTTACTACTAATTCTGCCATAGCTTTCTCCTTTTATTTTATTTTGGTTAACCTCAAATAAATATGTTATAAATATAGAAAAACCCCATCAAAACGATGGGGTTCTCAATTCTCATTTTACAATAGTTGCAATCCGTGTCTTAGTATTGTAGTATTGCGTAATCGTAAGTCAATGTCATTTCAACTGTTGCCAAATCTTCACCACTATAATCCATATCGGAGAAGTTAGCACTTTGTACGAATGCACCTTTCAAAGTCCACTCTTCTACTTTATCACCAACAGGACCCAAACTATTGAATGTGATATCTTTTTTGTAGAAGTCAGAGTAACCATCACGACCAGTTACTGATTCGTGGTGTAGTCTTACCCACTCCATTACTGCTTGAGCAGCCGAAGGAACTACTGGGTCATACAAGGTTACTGACAAATCTTGCCATTCAGAACGACCTTTTACATATCTACGAGTGTTGATATGGTCGATAGTCACCTTACCATTATTAATCTCAGGTCTTGCAGCGGTTTTCACCAAGTATGCAGGGATACCTTCGATGTACATAATGAACCTATTTGACATTTTAGGTTCAAAGTTGGTGAACATAATTTCATTTGGGTCTAATAGCTGTGCCATTTATAATCTCCTATTGTCTCTTTCTAATAAATAGTCTATTTCTACAATTATGCCTCAGGGAATGCAGCGCCAGTTGGAAGGATGTTGAAGTCAAGTACGATGAATTCAGCAGTCTTCGTTGGTTGTAAGTAAATTTCCCCTACCATAATGTTTCTATCAATAACATCTGGAGTGTTGTTGGAATCATCCATCACCACCTTAAATGCGTACAAACCATTTCTTTGTTGGATTGATTCCAAGTAAGGATTCACAATTGATAGGAATCTATTTCTTGTAGCAGCGGTGTTGTTTTCGAATACCAAGTATCTTGTTGAAGATGCGATGTATTTCTTCACTGCGATTAACAATCTTCTTACATTGATTCTATCCAATGCCGATGGTTTTGCTTGTAGTGTCTTTTGACCGAATACCGTAGCACCTTGTCCAGGGAACGTAGCGATTGGGTTGATTCGACCTTCGTATAGTGTATCTCTCTCATCGTGAGTCAAACGAGTCT